GTGGACAGCGTTTTGAGCGGAAAGCGGTTGTAGTCCTCGCGCGATTGCAGCACGGTCAGCGGGATGTCCACCGGGTTGGCTGGCGAGGACACAAGGAGCCGGACAAACGCGGCTTCGATACGATCAGGCCGCGGCACCGCGAAGTCGCCAACGATGCCGCCAGCCATGCCGATGGTGTAGGACGGCGAGCCATCGGCAACCACGAACGTATCGATCAGGTGCCACACTAGCCAGCGGCGTCTCGACCATTGGCCGAGCATGGCGTTGCACACGTCGAAGGCGTCGTTGTAGTCCTCAGCAAGCGCCGACTGCCCGACGCCAAGCACGCCAGCCGACTTGAGGGTCAATTCTATCAACGCTCCTGGAGTGTTAATAGGCATCCACGATTACCTTGTTGCCTTTCTTCATGTTTTCCTGCGCTGGGACGATTCGTAAGTTCCAAGCGACATGCAAACCGCAAACTGTTTTTCCAAGCAAAGGGATGATGTGATCAACATGCTGTTGAATGCCAGTAGCCTTAGTCACTGCTCTGGCGTCGTTATAGACCTTGCGTATGGCCTTCATGTCTGCCCACGAGGGACAAGCGTTCTTCTTCCTGGCATCACGCGTAGCCCAATATTCTGATACCTTACCAGGATTGCTTTTCGCCCATTTGCGCCTTGAGACCCGCACTTTTTCTGGATTAGCAGCGTGCCACTCTCGGGTCTGCCTAAGCCGCTCTGCCTTGTTGCGTTGATAATTCTCCTTCATTGAAGCCTTTCTAGCTTCAATGTCGGCTAGATAACGCCGCCTTGCGCTTGCCCTGACCTTATCCCTATTTTTCGCTAACCAAATAGCGTCTCTAATCTTGGCAGCCTGCTTGTTGGCGGCATAATATTGTCGGCTGCGTTGAATCGCTACTTCACGATCTTTTCTGCTCTCGTATTCCTTCCATTGAGATTTGTTTAGCTGGTAATAGACCTTCTGGTATCGTTTTTTCCAGTCGGCATCGGTCTCGCCAGGCAGTCGCTCAATAGATTGTGGCTTCTGTTTTCGTCCCGTCCAGCCTCTCGGCTTGCATGGCGCATCGCCTTCCCAAAGTGAAAGCTGCGCCGTAGCTTTGATGGTAGCCATCGACCTGTTTGCTCCAGGCTGGTGGTCAGGGGTTTGTCAGTGTTGACGCACTGACAGGCCCCGATTTTATTGTATCATCGCTCCTTTAGCAACACGTCTGGAGGCATCAATGAACGAGATGGTAGAGCGCGTAGCGCGGGCAATCTGCGCAGCTTCCGCCACACTGGACTGGCGCGAATACCAGGACGAAGCCCACGCTGCTATCGCCGCGATGCGCGAGCCTACCGACACAATGGCGAAGATTGGCGACAACTACACGAATTGCGGCGGACCTTGCGGTAATCGCATGGGGCGGCGGGCTTGGTGCGCAATGATCGACTCAGCGTTGCGAGACTAGCCGATCAGGCTTCCCGATGTGGCTGTGCGTCACGTTCCGCCTGCGCTTTTGCCGCCGCCGCCCTGGCAGCGTCATCCCGCGCTGTCCACGGCTGGGTTGTGTCGGTGGCCAGCATCGAAGGGTTGGCCGTTGCTGATTGCGTTGTGGCCAGCATCGACGGATTGGCTGCCGCCCTGTCCTGTTGCGTTGTAGTCTGCATCGACGGATTGGCCGCCGCCCTGTCCTGCTGCGCCATCGGCGATGGTGGCGACCTTTGCGCGGCAGGCGCTGGCGGTGCCGGCCTGTCAGGCCCCGGAGCCGGCTTCGCGGCCTCTGCCGCCTTGGCCTGCGCCTCCGCGGTCTTCACCGCCAGATCGGCCTGCGCCGCCGCTGCTTCGTGCTGGATTTTGGCCACGTCGGCGTCCGCTTTCAGTTGTATCGCGCGGGCCTTCGCAGATGCCGCGTCCGACGCCTTCAGGGCGTCCAGGGCGGCCTTGTCGTCCTTCAGGAACTCGGCGGCCTCGGTTTCATTGGCGGCCGTCAGCGTGGCTCCGTCGCTGCGCACGACGTGCTTGGGCCACTCCTGGAACCCGACTGGCACGAACGTATGTCCTTCGATGTCTGGCATGGTGTCCTCCTTTTTTCTATCGCTTCGGCGCGGTGGCGTCGTCCAGTTCCTGCCGCAACCGCGGAACCGACCAGCGCCCATCCACCTTCACCCCCAACGCCGTCAACTGCGCCCGCATGTCCTCCGCCTCGTCCTCCTGCGTCGCAACCCGCGGCGTCACGGTGGACGGCGAAACTGACAAGCGCCCCCGCCCCGTTGTGCCAAGATTGCCGAACTCTATCTCGGCTTTGTCCGAGTAGGCCGGCACCGGAGCACTGCGATCCCGCATCGCGGCCTCCAACTCCGCAATACGCCGTCGCAACTCCGCCTTTTCCTCCAAATCCGCGATCTTCGTCCGCATCGCGTCGATCGTCTCGTTCGACGGCACCGCGCCCAACTCGCGTTGCAGCCGCACAATCCCCCAGGTCGGGTCCACCTGGATGTTGCGCTGCCGGCAGAGCACAATCATCGCCTGCCGGTCCTCCTCGACCTGCGCGGCAGTTCGGCCGCCCGACAGGACGGCTTCCTCCTCGGCCTCGGAGGCGACGATGATTTCGTCGAACACCTCGCGTTCCTCGGTCCAGTCGCGGACGACGGTGGCGTTGCCGCGGATGACCTCAGTGGCGTGGTCGAAGCGTTGCACGCCACGCGAGATACGGAGCATGCGGGGGTATTCCTGATAGACATACTCCGAAGGCAATTCCCCACTGTCACGCTTCGCCTGAAGAATTGCCTGCATCGGACCTCCTGCTCTCAGGAAGTCTTGTTGTGACCCGCTCATTCAGTCCCTCCGTTTCGCTATCAAATCTGGTCAGCCACCGCAACGAGCCACTCAGGCCGGATGAACAGGTAACCGTATACCACATCCAAACGGGTGATTTCCTGGTCAGTGCCGGCGAGATACTGCGTCAGTATCCGCATGCTGATCCCATCGTTCTCGGCACGCGCAGCCTCGACGTTTCGCGGCAGCACGAGGTCTGCCGTCGCCAGCGTCAGCGCCTCGGGCACAAACGCGACGTTCTTGATGTAGGTCGTGTTCGCCGGCCCCATCAGCAAGATCGTCGCCGTATTGGCAGGCGATGCGGTGACGGTCTGATACTGCACCTGGTTGCCACCGGACGGCGGGATGATTGCCGGGTAGATCGTCAACGCCGTCGCGGCGGTCGCAACCGTCGTCACCACGACAAACTGCCGCAGCCGCCCTGTATCACCTTTGGTGATACGGTTGACGGCGTTCACACCAGCCAGCGTGATGATGTCGCCCTTGGTCAGCGTGCCGGTGATGGCATTCGTGACAAGGCTCGTGCCGGTCTGTCCCGCCCCGTTCACCGTGCCAGCGGTAAAGGTTCCAGACGTGTGCTTCAGCACCGTCTGATCCTTGAGCCAATCGAACCCGAGCGCATTCTTGATTGCGCCGCTGCGATACTGGTCGCTGATCTCCGTCGCCGGATTGAACAGGCCAGCCAAGGCGCCCGTCACACGGCTGTCAGTGAACGGATCGACCATGATGCGCCGGTTCATCGTCGGCGCGCTGTTGGTATCGAGGATAGCGCCCGCGGTCAGGATCGTGTTCGATGTCGGCGTGACGATGGCGTTCGCCACCTCATTGTCCACGTAGTTGCACACCCCGCCATCGATACCGCTGGCCACATCAACGGCGATGCTGCCGGCGATGTTGTTCACTGCCGGCGCCAGGTAGCGTTCAGCGAACATGTCGATCGACAACGTGAGGTCAAGCGTGCCGGCAGACAGGTCAACGCCCTTCTGGGTGCCGAGCGTCAGCGTCGTGAACGTCTCGTTGATGTCCTGCACGCTCGCAGCCGCGCCGGTTCGCACCGTGAAGTCCACAGGGAGGCGAAGGCGCAACGCGCTACCGATCTTCCAGCCGCTGTTCGCATATTGATCGTCATCTTGATGTTCAAACCGGAAAGCTACGTCCGGCCCCGCCGATTAGGCTGCTGCATGTTTCCATGCAGAACAGGTCATATCATCACTGAAGATGCGCCCAACGGTCGCCGCTTTTGATCCTACCAATGCAGGAAGGGAGAACCCCATAGTCTTTCGCGATATCCTTTTGCTTACGCGAGTCGATAAGGATTCGCATGACCTGCTTCTCAGTCAACTTCGCTGAACTTACCCGCTCTCCATGAGCATGTCGTGATTTGCTCATCATATCAGCGGTGTTGTCCGCTCGCGTTCCAAGAAACAGATGCTTGGGGTTTACGCACTTCCTGTTATCGCAGTGATGAAGCACCCAAAGGCGCTTCGGCTTCCGTCCGTTGGCGAGTTCCCATGCTACATGATGGACGTAGCACGATGCCCCTTTGTTATGGATCTGACCGTAACCGTTGATCTGGATATAGCCAGTCCATTCGTGACATCGCGTGCCGCCCCAACGCTTGGCAGAAGTCTTGCGGTCTACCTTGTCGTTGAGCCTTTCGGCAACAGGGCGATATGCTGGCATATTCAGTGCTGCGCGCTTCGGGTCGCTTGACCCTACTTCCTTTCGGAATGACCGTCGAACCTTCCCCATCATAGGGGCTTGGCTGCTGATTGTCCAATCCATCACGCTTTTCAAAGCCGTCGCGTTTGCCTTTCCAGGCTGCGCTGTGGCGTTGATGGCTCTAAGGATATCCCAGCAATTCACGCAGTTTATACTCAGCTAGACGCGAGGTTTACTGAGTCGGCAGGTTGCGGATGAACGCGTTAGTGTTCTTCCACAATCTTGTGGCCTCGGCCGTTATCATGGATATCGTCAACAGTGCCACTTCGAAACATTCCTTACTTTGGCGCAAGGTGCGCCGGACAAAACGGAACCGCCTCACTCCATGAGGTCTTGGCGGGTCGGATTGCCATTCGTGGGAATGTGGATAGTCGCGCACACGAAATGGTAGGCGCAGACGCTCGGGCTTGCGGAGTTCCCGGTTCCGGCTAATAGTCGCTGTCGCTTAGTCCGCCAGCAGCGTGACGATCTCGACCATCACGCAAACGAAGAACACAACGGCACAAGCCAACGCACCGCCGCCGAACGGATTGCGGAAGTCGCTCACATCTGCGCCGGAAAGTAGCCCGAGATTTCGAGCGCCAATGTCACCTCGCGCAGCTTCGGTTTCGTCCACCTCATGTCGTCCTCCTAGTCGTCGCTATTGCCAGAACGGCCGCCGCCGCTCCGGGTCGGCGTTGTCGCCAAAGGGTCGGCAGGCGCTCCTGGAATGCTGTAAACCATCAGCGAGCTACCGTTACCGCCCAATGCGATGAGGCCGTTCAACCCATCGTAGCCATTGCCGACATAGACCCGACCATTGAACACCGACACACCGCCGCCATTGCTGGCACCCGTGGTCAGTTCCTTCAGCACATGCCCATCAGCCGCCGATAGCGCGTAGCACTTGCCGGCCGGATCGAGCGAGCACCCGAACACCACGCCGGTGGGCAGCAATGTCATCGGCGAGAGTGCCTTCGCACCGCCCGGACTGGCCGCCTGCCACAGCACCTTGCCGGTCGCCGCATCGAACTTCGTCCAGTAGCCGCCGCTCGTTGTCGTGCCGTCCAGCAACACCTGGGGTGCGCCGATGAAGTTGTGGACCGAACAGTAGAGGCCGACGCCATCGGTCGCACAACTCCGCTCGATACCGCCCAACGAACTGGCCGAACCGACGTTCTTCACCCAAAGCGTGTCGCCAGTGTTGCGGTCGAGCGCGATGTAGCTGCCGTTCTTGTGCCCGGTGCCGACGATCTTCTTGCCGTCTGAGGTGTCATATATTTGCACACCCAGCACGTCGAAGTCTGGAGCGCCCGCCACATCGTAGGTATCCTGGCTGCGAACCTTTT